GTTATATTTCCCCCAAAAGCTAAAGCTAATGAAGACGTTCCTGCTCCAGCTAATTGATACCTTGCGGTTGCTAAGTCAGCCACTTCAGTCCAACTTGTTCCATTCCAAAATTCTGTAACTGCTAAAGCACCTGGAGTAAATCCCCCAAAAGCTAAAGCTGATGTTTGTATTCCAGCACCACCTAAATTTTGTCTTGCTGTGTTAAGATCAGCTACTTCAGTCCAGCTTGTACCATTATAAATTTCAGTTTGAGCTAAAGTAGGGTCTCTACCACCAAAAGCTATAGCGGCAGTTTGCAAACCACAACCAGCTAATTGATATTTTGGTGCATTTAAACTTCCCCCTGCAGTCCAATTAGTTCCATCAAATTCTACTGAAGCAGTATAAGTAGGTTCTCCTGCAATAGATAAAGCGGCAGTTTGTGTTCCTGCTCCTGCCATGAAACTTATAGCTGTCGGTAAATTATTTACCTCTGTCCAAGATGAACCATTCCATTTTTCTGTAAGATTTTGATATGTTGGACCAGAAACTATTTCTCCTCCAAAACCTAAAGCCGCAGTTTGTGGAGCAGCATTTGCACTTCCTAAACCAAATCTTGCTGTATTTAAATCTGCAACTTCTGACCATGAAGAACCATCATATGTTTCTGTAACTCCTAAAGCACTTCCATTGTTTCCACCAAAAGCTATAGCGGCAGTTTGAGTTCCTGTTCCTGCTAAACTTCTTCTAGCTGTAGTTAAATTACCACCTGAAGACCATGTACCTGATGCCGCACCTCCAGGTTGTACGTATTTAAAAGTATTGCTTGTAGAATTATAATAAAATTGTCCAACAATTGCATCTGTGTAATCTGCTACTGGTGATGCTGGTGGTATTCCTGAAAAAGACCATTCTTCTGTTGCGGCAGAAGCGACTGGACCATATCCTCCAGCACATAAAGCTAATGTACCTGGAGATGAACTACCTGAAGCACTTGCTCTCCTAGCTGTTGCTAAGTCTGCAACTTCAGTCCAAGCTGTGCCATTCCATTGTTCTGTTTTAGCTGAAACTGCTGGTTCAGCACCTCCAAATATTATTCCTAAAGTTGATGATCCTGATCCTGATGCTTGTTCTCTTGCTGTATTAGTTTCAGCAATTTCTGTCCAATTTGTTCCGTCATAAGCATTAGCTACTGATGTTCTAGGTGGAGTACCATTAGCAAATATTGATGCAGTTTGTGTTCCAAAAGCCGCCATTCCAGCTATTGATAAAGGATAATTTGTAACTGATGTCCAAGATGTACCATTATATTCTTCTGAAGCATTTGAAACAGGAGGTGTACCACCTGCGGCTATACCTGCTGTTTGTGTTCCTGCTCCAACTCTAGATTCTCCCTCTTGGTTTAAATCATTTCCTTCTGACCATGAAGTGCCATCATATTCTTCAGATAATGCTCTTGGAGCTTGTGCACCACCAAAAGCTAGACCTGCAGTCTGTGTTCCTAATCCTGCTAAAACTGATCTTGCTGAATTTAAATTATTTCCTTCTGCCCAAGAAGTGCCGTTGTATTCTTCTGAATTAGCTGTTGTTGGAGAACCACCAGCAACTAAACTAGCAGTTTGTGTTCCTGCTCCTGCTGAACCTGATCTAGCAGTATTTAAAGCACCACCTGAAGACCATGCACCAACATAAGGACTTGCCGCTTGTGCTTGTGCTAGTGGTAATGGATCTGCTGCTAGATTTTGAACTGTAAAACCTTTTATACCTTTAAAAGTAGCCATTGGATTATTTATCCTTTAGCAGCCAGCCTTGTGTTGCGTCAACATAAGCTAAAGTTAATCCTGCTCTTTCAATTGAAACTGTTAGACTTGCTGCAACACCTTGAATTTTTTCTGATCCGTTTGGTGCTACTGTTAAATTGTTTGTATCGAATGTTCCTGCGTAATCTACTAATGTAACTTCATCACCTAAAGTTCCTGCTGGTAATGTAACTGTAAAAGCTGTTGATGTTGTATTACAAAAATATCCTTCTCCACCTACGGCTGTAAAACCTGTAGTTTGGACTGCTTGCCAAGAAGTACCACCTGAGTTATCTACGAAAGATAAAACACCTGCGCCATTACTTGTTAAAATTTGATCTGTATTTCCTGTGGTTGTTGGAAAAGTTAATTGGTCTAAAGTTACTGTTCCCGTACCTTTAGGTTGAATAGAAATTCCAATATTTGTATCAGTTCCTGTTGCTGAAATAACAGGCTTTGCTGTTGATATAGCGTTTGCTATTGTAATTTCATTTACTGCTGAACCCGTTGCTGTTAGTAAAACTAATTCGTTTCCATTGGTATCTAAAATAGATGTACCAATTGCAGGGCTTGTTAAAGTTTTATTAGTAAGAGTATCTGTAGTTGCTCTGGCTACTAATGTATCCGTTCCAGATGGAATAGTAATTGTTCCACTGTTTGAAACTGAAGCTAATATTGGTAATGTTAATGTTTTGTTTGTTAAAGTTTGTGTGGCTGCTGTTAATACAACATTTGCTGGTAAAACTAATGTACCTGCATCTATATCTAATGTTCCTAGAACATCTAGTGTTTGACCAACTGGAATAGTTACTATACTTCCTGCTGCTCCTGCGATTTCATCTACTTTTATTTGACTTGCCATAATTTTATTATATCCCTGTTTATTATAAAAAACAAACTGTTTTTTATTGTTATTTTTAAATAATAGTTAACGTTCCTGTACCGCCAATTGTCCATACTGCACTAGCACTAATAGTTATTATTCCAGCTAAAAATGCATTTTTAGTTGCTACTAGTGTTGTTGTTGTATTAGTATTTATATCATTATAATTACTAAAAGTATCTCCAAGGGTTTCAATATTTCCACCCTCAACTCCAACTGCTTTACCGTCTGCATCTAAATAAACTGCTTTGCTTGCAGGTAAAGTACAAAATACATCTTTAGTTCCACTTGTAAAGTCAACAAGATTATCTGAATTAGAACTTGTAATAACTGTTGTTCTAGCTAAAGTTGTTGCACCTGCATTAAGTGTTCCTAAACCAACTTCCCATTCATTTGTATCTTGATTATAAATAGCATAGTAAGTAGTATTACTTGCACCAATACCAGCTGAAAAAGTTTCAAAACCAGTTTGTGCTCCACCGAGAGTAAGTGTACCAGTACCAGTTGTAGTACTAATTTCTTTTACTCTGTCGTTTATTACTAACGCCATTTATTTTAATCTCCTTACGAAGTTATACTTAATAATGCATCAGAACCTGATGGTGCTCCAGCCGTTGGGCTTGGGAATGTAATTGTAAAAGTTCCATTCGAACACGATTTAGTTCCACCAAAATCTAATAATACTACCAATTTATCTCCGTCTGTAACATTAAATATTAATCCAAATGCTGCGCTAAAAGTTGCTGGAGTTACAGTTCCCCAAGCAGTATTTGTAAAATCAACAGTTGCAACATCGTTTACATTTGAAACTGCGTTACCTGTTAATAAATTTCCACGTGCAGTGTATTGACTACCACCACTGGCACTTACTTCAGAAGTAGCTGAATAAACTGTTGCGGCTTGTGCTCCTGCCTCATCTGTGTACGGGTTAGCAGTGTATAATGCTAAATTATAATTATCATTCGCAAAATCATGAGACCCTTTTAAAAGTTCTACTGGAAATGCGAAAGGTACTACGTTTGCCATATTTTTTTTCTCCTATTTAATTATTACTTGATGGTGGTTTTGATTGTAAAGGAAGACGAACAACTCCATCTTGATATTCATCTCTGCGTCTTTGGCCAATCTGTTCGACCCCATACGATTCAAGAGCATTTTTATATTGCCCTTGGTAATATTGTATCATATCTGCGGGACCTTTCAAGTACCCATATGCATTAACTAGTGTACCATATAAAAGTAAATCTTGATACTTATTTGATAAATAAGTTCCTGTAGTACTATAAGGTGACCCTACAGTTGGTAAGGTAGTACTAGTGAGACTTCCTGGTTCTTTATTATAAGCCATTGTAATAGAATAGGTTTTATCAGGAGTAGGGGCTACAAGCCAATAAGTTTCATCCCAATTTGCATAATACTTAGGTATATCAACCGCAGAAGTGTCTGGTGTAGAGTAATACTCCGCCATAAAACTTGTATCTCTTTGCTCTAAATAATACTGATTTCCATTAGAATCTGTTAATTGAACATATCTAATAGATCTTAAATCTAAAGGAATAGTTACATACCTATTACCGACAATAAGAGAAGATGTTGCATAAAAAGCATTTTGATCTGTATTAACTGATCTTAAAATATTGTTTTCAGCATTTACAATAAAATTGTTTATAATAGCATCAGAAAAAACAGGAGCTTGTACTTCTGTATAATTTCTAACATCTTCTTGTAAATTTGCTAAAGTATATGCCATATTATAATGCCTCCAATGTTACTGGTCCTGCGGAACAATTAAATCCACCACCACTTCTATTACTTGTATTAGCATTATCTACACTAGTAAAAAAGAAATAATTTTCTGGATCAGCTAAAGTACCCGCTGATGTTACAACAGTTCCATCTGCTTGTTTTTGTCCAACTGTAATTGTAAATCCATTTGCATTATCAATATCACTTACATTATAAAGAGTTAGAATAGGTGTAAAATATTGTAAATTATAAGTATCAGGTCCACCTGCTCCAGGATTTGGATTAGAAGTTACTGGTCCTCTTAATCTTACAATATCGCCAGTTGCTCTTTGATGTTCTTGTGAAAAAACATTTACAAAAGTTATTCCACCTGAAATAATTATTTCAAAAGGATTTGGGTTTAATAAAATTAAACCAGCTGTTGAAGCTCTTTGAACTCTAGGATTATATAAAGCTTGTGGATCAGAACCAACAGGTTTTGGACTAAGTTGTGGTTGTTTAGCTTCAAATTCAGAAAAATGAACTAAAGAACCATTCCATTCTCTAACCATTTCTATATATGGAAATCTTAATCCAGATCTATCTGAAATAGCTAATGCATTTTTACCTCTAGCAAAAACTCCCATTATACTCCATCTCCATAAAAGGTTTGTGGTGAAATAAATGTAGATGTTCCTTGATTGTCTGCATCCAAAGCTCTTAACATTTCACTTTCATATCTTCTCTCTAGTTCCCCACTCATTTCTGGAGAAAATTTTTGACTTAAATAATATGCTAATCCTGACATCATACATGGATAAAATCTATTAACTACATCTGACGTATAATTATAAGAACCTACGTCTTGAATTCTTGCTACATAGTAAAAACAAAATTGAAAGCTTGATGGTGTTGTTGTACTTGAAACACTTGCACTTGGTGTAGCATACAAAAATATACTTGGATTTATTTTTCTCTCTGTATAAAATTGTGAAGGTGTGCCTTGTACTAACTTATTAGGTACCGCATTATATTGCGATCTACTACGTGAAGTCAACGCAACATCTTGTGGGGTAGTTGTAGTTGAGTTATTTCTATAATAAGCTTCTAAAACTTGACTTAAATCATTTGGAAAATTTACAGGATCACTTGCATAATTATATTCTGCTTGGCCTAATACTAAAGGTACTTTAGCAAGTTTTACTTTCCATAAATGAACACCTCTATTTTCCCATTCTTGAAATAAAATATTTAATGAACGTCTTGCAGATCTTAATTGATAACCAGTTCTCGCTCCACGAGCGCCTGTTCTTTCATAAGCTTCTTCTATAATTTCATCTATTTGTGGATTAAATTCTGTAGTTTCTGAAGTAGGTGCAATAGTTTGTGCTGTATTACCCATACCCACTTGTCCCACAGCATAATAAAATAATACTGGAGCGCCGACAGTTCTTACCGGAGCGACGATAATTTGTGTATATGCTCCTGCAGTTCCTGCAGTTCCAACAGTAGTTACACCTTGTAGGTAAGCCGTACCGGCAGGTGTTGCATGTACACCGTCCTTAGTAGAAGATAAAACTAATGCATAGGTATTATTACTTGTGTCGGATTGATCAAAAATATAAGTATTTCCTTCTTGTAAATAAAGAACAGGACTTACTATACTATCAATGAAAAATTTTGGGTTGGTCGCACTAAAAGCATTAGTTCCAGTTGCAACCGTAACTGTGTAAGTAATAGTCGCCATTTAATATTACGCTCCGGTAATTGTTAATGTAACACTTCCGCCTGCTCCAGCTAAATTATATACAATTCCATCTTTAAATAAAATTCCAGAACCTGGAACATAAACTTCTAGTCCTTCTGTTCCAAATTTATAAGTAGCTTTTAAATTACCTGCCGCCGCTGTTAATGCAGTTGCTGCATCATAAATAAGTAAAGTAGAACTCGCTATTCCTAATCCTTGGATAGAAGTAATTCTAGCTCTACCTGCTCTAGATAAAGTAGCTGCGCCTATTGTTGCAAAGTTAAGGGTTGTTTGGTCGCTTGAAAATGATCCGCCGCCTGACATAATTTTTCTCCTAGTTTATTTTAAGTATGGGGCCGAAACCCCACACTAATTATTTATTATAAGTCTGCTGCGTCTTGAACAGAATTATTTTGTATGTACATAACAGTAACTGTAGCTGCACCAGTTGTACCATCTCCATTAGCACCTGTAAAATCAGCAAGAACTTGTATGTCAGTTGTACCAACATTAGTTGCTTCTGTATCTAAAGTACCATGAGTAGTTGCTAAAGCTTTAACATTTAATGCATTAATAAATGCATCTGCATCTGCAATTGTTCCTACTGAAATAGTTGCTGCTCCAGTGTCGTTATTCACTGTAGTTACGTTAGCTATAACATCTATAATTTGTGAGTTTGCTGGAATTACTGCACAAACTTGATTTAAGTGTGATGCACCTATGATATCAATCTTTACAGACTGAGCCATTGATACAAAACCTACGTTTGCAATGTTAGTTCCAACAGTTGTTCCTATTGTATTTCTTATCGTTCCCGCTTTTACTGGTCCCGAAAATGTAGTTGTTGCCATGTTATATTCCTCCTAGAATATATAAATATAGTCCTCTAGGGATGTCGACTATACGCGTCTATATTTATTTTTATTATTATTTATGTATAGTGGTTAAAATATATATGATTTTTAAATGAAGTGCAAGAGATCTTGTAGTGAAGTGTGTATTTCAATAATGTAGCTTGTTTATTAAGTAGCTACGGAAACTTCGGGTGCAGCATCATCTATCTTAGCAACATGATGTGCTAATTCAGCTTCTTTCATCTTAATATCAGCAATTACTTGCCGAACTTTATGATCAATTCTGACCATGTTAAGAGTATATCTACCCTCATTAAGATGCTCCTGCTCCCAGTTCAATTCCAGTGACCTCTTCGCTTTGTAAAGGTCTTGTAATTGTTCCATCGTGAACC